GGCGTTGCATCTGCACCAAAGGTGTTCGTTGACGCTTCGCCCCAATGATCCGTATTGGAACCCTGTGCGGACATCCAGTAGATGTACGCAGACTTACGGTTCAACACGTTGGCGTAATAGTTGGGATCGCCCGCGTTGTTCTTCGCGTCATTCGCCTTGGAGAGGAATGCGTAGCGTTCCAACACGGTGTTGGCGACACCCGTAAACGCACCATCTTCGTCGACCACGACGACGTGCATTTCGTCAGCGGCACCACCGCGTGCATCCGCCCAATCGGACGTGCCCGGCGCGGCTGCGAACTGATTGGCGTAATCCCACGAACCAAATGCGGTCGCACTTGGGCAGACGGACACCTTCAGTGAATTACCGAGGTCGCCGGGATACTTCGCGATAGCGAATCCGTAGGTACCAGAACCCGTTGGGAAGGTGACTTCATAGTCCGTTTGATTCTTGACGAGCACACCACCACCCGAGTCCGATGCGTTAAGCGCATCACCCGTGACTGCACGCACCACCTTCAACTGGTTCGAGTATGCCAAGAATGCGGCTGCGGAGAACCAATACTTGAAGGTATCGGTATCTGGCTTGCCGAATGTGTTAACGAGGTCGGCTTCAGATGCGATATTGGTGACTTCAAACGCCGGACCCCACTGGAACGGGCCAACGAACGCGCCCGCCGATAGCGAAACTGTTTGAACGCCAGCGGTCAAATCGACTTCAGATACGTTGACGCCCGGCGAGACTTGAAATGCCATAGTACTCTCTCCTCGTGATGGAGTGCTAAAAGTTATGGACCGCTTGCATAGCAGTCACACGAGTATTTAGGACTTTACATCTTCCAAAAGTCTGGGTCGTCCACCACATTTGGGGACCGCGGGTCCCACTCCCAATTCAAGGCGTGATCGGTGGTATCGAAGAATCCGGCGAACGGTTCGTCCAGTGTCACGGGTTCCGCTTGGTTCATGAGCATCTTTCGCATGGACAGGCCGACGTAGTTTTCAAACCCGTGTTGTGCCGTCAACCATCCCAGAATGACGAGCGTCATCACACAGTCGTCGTGTGCGCCTTCCTCTGCCATATATGTAGATCCCTTCGCGACGAACGTCGTAAGTTCGCGAATGGTCTGATAGTCAAAGATGAGCAACTGGTCTTTCTCCACCATCGCGCGGAGTTGCGCACACCCAATCCGCTTGGTGGCTTGCGTCATGCGGAGTCCCAGACGTGCCTTGGGGTGGAAACCCCCACCAAGCATCTGCCCGCGCTTCGGATCGGACTTGATGAAGATGAGGTTTTCGTATTCCAGTTCCATGCGGAGAGAGTCCGCGACGGTGATGCCGACATCGTTGATTTCGATGAGAATGAACGCGTTGCAGTAATGCTGCCCGATCTGTTTGAGAATGGGGGCGAACAACTGTGGCGTGATGTCATTTTGCCGATACACGGCGACTTGCCGAAACGGCGTCACGGAGATGTCAAAGACACTCGCGACGGCAAAGTCCTGCTCCTGTCCCTGCGAGGTATCGACCGTCACCACGTAGACGTGCGAGGGGTCTGTCTCGTTTGCACGAATGGGTGGGACATACACCTTGAGCGGCCCACGTTCTTCCACAGGGGCTTTGTAGGACATCTGGGAGAGCTTGTGCGCGGGAATGAGCGTGTTTGCAGACCCCTGAAAGGAACACTCGAATTCCTGCTCAAACTGCTGCTCACCGATGTTCTTGCGCGTTTCTTCGGCCCACGCATCATCGCGTCCCGGCACGTCGCGCCACGTAAACCCGACTGTCTTGTAGGTGTTGCGTCCCTCTTCCGAGTCGTTCCAGATTTTGTAGAAGAGGTTGTAGCCTTTGGGTGTGCTGATGACAAACAGCTTCGTCGTCTTACCCGACGAGATCGCCGGAAAGACGGAAGTCATGAACTCACCCGCGATGTTGTCGGGAACGTGCGCGAATTCGTCGAGGAACAGAATGTTGAAGGTGTCGCCTCGAATGGCACTTGCAGACGTGGACTCAGCCCGCACACGCGAGTTGTTGGCAAACATGATGAGCTTCTGATCCCACTTGACAATCCCCTGCTTCAAAAACGCAGGCAGAAACTCGAACGACTGCTTCAGACGCCGTAGCAGTTCAATCGCGGTGTTCTCTTTGTTCGCAAGAATGCCGACGCTGACATCCGTGTGGAAGAGAATGAACCAGAGGAAGTATCCGCAGACAACGACCGTGGACTTTCCCGACTGACGCGCCATCTTGCAGATGACGAAACGGTTGTTCTCAAAGACATCGATGATGTTCTCTTGGAACGGCCACATCTTGAAGGGCACGATACCGTGATCCACATGGACGATCTTGACGTAGTTGTTGATGAAGTAGTTGACATCGTTGGCACACTTGACAAACTCGGCGAGTTCCGCTTCTGTCAGTTCAACGATTTCATTGGGCAACGGGAGATTGGGGTTCCCGTTGTAGCCCTTATTACTGCGTGTGCTCTTTGGCATGGTCGTAGAGAATACTTAGCTTCGCTTTCCACGGAATGCGTCCTTCAACAGCATCTTTCATTTTCTGATGCCAGAGCAACCGCATACGATCACTCCCCGACCCTTTGCGTCCGTAGATTGCGGGTGGGCGTTCGTGATGTTGATGATGCCCGATGGGTTCAGAGAGAAAGACGTTCGTGCAGTGTGCGCCGTGCATCAGACACTCCCGCAACCACGCATCTTCGTAGCCGGGTTCGTCAAACTCTTCATCGTTCCCCCCTATCGCGTAGACATGCGCACGACGAATCGCGCCGAGAAAGAAGAACGCACGTTTCCACCGTCCACGCGGTGCCACATACAACCCCACTCGCGTGTCGTCTGGAAGTGCATCGTATACGGTGGCAAACACGGCCGACGACGGATGCTGCTCGGCCGCAACCACGAGTTGTTCGATGGTGTGTGTGGTGTAGTGCAACACATCATCCGACTGCATGATGAGCACGTCGCCGGTGGACTTGACGATGGCCCGATTTCGCGCATGAGCGGGGTTCCGATGGACGGGTGCCCGCTCGATGCGCTCGGTGATGACGGGATACTTCGCGAGCACGTCCGACGTATGATCGTTGGACCCGTCATCAATCACGACGACTTCAAAAGGAAAGGGGACCGACTGACGAAAGATAGATGCCAGTGTTCGGTCGAGTGCGTCTGCTTTATTGTGGGTGGCGAGAACAACAGACGCACGCATCAGACGAAATTGACATGCGGCGGCGGCGTCAACGCGCGAATGATCTCGCGGTTCTTGTTGTTGAACTGACACCGTGGGCATTCACCCGCATTGAAGCCATGAAACGCTTTCGGTGCATCCACCGCCCAGAGATTCGCGAGCGTCTGTTCTTTCAACGACCCAATGATGCCGCGCGTGTTGTATGCGAGCACACAGCAGCGATACACGTTCAAGTCTGCACCGATGTAGGTGTTGAAGTGTTGATATCCGCAGAACTCGTAGTCGGGATACTTGAGCACCAGATCGCTTACACGGTCGCCAAACATATTGACGACTTGAAACGATGCACTACTCAAGCTCGTTGCCGCATCGCAGAGCTTTGCAGCGTCGGCATGAAACGCCTCAAAATACTTCTCATCATCCGGCTGAAAGACGGCACTGATACGAAAGCTGTCGGCTCCTGCATCTCTGGCTTGCATCGCCGCACTCACCACTTCCTTGTAGTTCTCTTTGGTGACGACGAACCCCACACCAATCGTCAAGTTGCTGCCGATATCTTTCTTGCGCTGGGCAAGGGCCTTGATATTGTCCCACACGCGCTTATAGTGAATGACGGGCACGCGCCGAATGGACACATACGAATCCACGTTTGAGGCATCGACACTCACACGCACCCACACCGCTTTGGCAAGCAAGTCAATCAGCTTCGGCGTGAGCTTGACACCGTTCGTGACCAGCCCGACTTCCAAGCCGAGTTCGTAGCACTTTTCCACCACCTGCTCGAACTTGGGATGCACCGTGGGTTCACCACCACCCGTCAACTGAATCGCTTTGACACCCATCTTCGCGGCGTCTTCCAGAATCTCCACAATCTTCTCATAGGGAATCATGCGATTCGGATTGTTGTTGACGCTGCCGTCTTCACGCGCGACACCAAACAATTCGTTGCTCAGATTGCCACTCATGCGATACGCGCAGAAGCTACAATCCTGATTACAGAGATCGCTGATGATCAGTTGGACTTGGGTGGGGGCGGGGACTTCACCGCGTGTGATGGCATCCAAACGGTCGCGATGCCAGTAGACTTTCAGAGGCGTATATGGGTTCATCATCAATCACCTTTCGTATTACTTAGACTTCTGAATAGAGCGGAGTTCCCGTAAGAGATCAGCAGCGCGTCCGACAAACACGGCCTTCTCGATGTTCACTCCGCCCCCTTCAGGTGCGTCCGCTTTCGGTGCGGGCGCCGCGTCTTTCTTCGCTTTGTGAAGGTTGACGAGTTCTTTGTTCGCGTTCACGATAGCCGTCAGCATCGTCGCGACGACTTCATAGGCACGCGGGCTGTCGCCACTTTGTGCCAGCAGAATGGCGCTCTTCGCGGCTTCCGTCACGTCCTTCGTCATCTGGCTGATGTTCGACCGTGCGGCTTCAAAGTCGGCATCGAGCTTTTCCGTGTCGGTGGTGACGACTTCTCCTGTGACCACCAGCGACGTATTCGACGCAGATTTTGCGTCGATTAGGGACGTATTCGACGCAACGGGTGTGATAAGCTCGGGGTCCACATCAAAAATGTCATTCAATCTATCTGTCATAGGTTATGCGGGTGAGGGAGATGCGGATGCCGACGCTGATGCTGATGGTGACCGCGTGGATGATGCCGACGCGGACGGTGATGCCGATGCCGACGGAGACTGTGAGCGTGATGCCGATGCGGACGGTGATGCCGATGCCGCATCAGCAGTGAAGTATTCCGTGATCGTCGTATTCGATGTGATGTTGGTCGTATTCGTTGAGACGTTCTGCGTTGGAGGATCAGCTTGCACATCGATGACGACTTTTGGCAACGCGTCTTCGACAGGTGCGGACAAGTCCTCGTAGTTCGAGTTGTAGAGGTTGACGATGACTTCTTCGATACGCTTGGTGTCTTTGATCGGCCCGTAGAAGAACACCTTCATCGAGAAGTCAAGCGTCCAGATAATCGCACGACGCTTGATGAAGTCGTCCTCGTAGTTGTCCGAATGCGACACGCTCTGCAACACAATCGGCACTTGATCGATCAAGTCAGGATAATTGTCCAGCGGCCGCAACGCAATCGTATAGTCGGGTGTGAAGAACGGGAGAATCTGCTCCACGATCTGCATCCCGTCCTGCTGGAGCTTCACTAGAATGGACAACTGGAGCGTGAGCGTATACGGCACACCCACATAGAGCTTTGCGAGGCTGTGCGCTTGGTTGCTGTTGAACTTCAGCTTGTCAAGCGTGTTCAGCTTACGTGACGGGTCATAGCTGAGATTCGTGATCTCAAACGACATACGTGGGACGACTTGTCCAACACCCTTTGTATAGTCAGGGTCTTGCACCAAGTGTGTCAGCCAGCGTTCCTTCGGTCCATACTCCAACGGCACCTGTTGACGAAACTCTTCCTTGCCATCCTCGTTCTCACGCGTGATGGTGATGTCGTCAAAGAGTGAACCAAACGCCAGTAGATACCGGCGCATGTGGAGGTGCTTAAAGTGCGTATGCATTAGTCAGGGTTCGGCCGTGTGCCTCGTGTCACCACGACATTCAGCGGATTGCCTTGCAAGAACTCGTTATCGGTAATCGGGTCCGTCACGGTTGGTGCGGTGTTTGGAGTTTCGTTGATCACGCTCCACGACGCACCAGACGTATCACCGACGACAGCGGTGTTGCCGTTGAAGGTGCCCGTGATGCTCTGTACCTGAAGAAGCCGTGTATTCGCATCCCAATCCCACACCACACCTGTGGCAGTGGCAACTTCCAGATTGGCACCTTGATAGACGGTTTCGGTTTCGCGGTAGGTGCCTGTGCCACCCGACTGCATATTGAGGTTGATGGTGTAGGCAAACCGGCTCGCGGTATTGTTGATGTCTTCGATGCCCGTGGTGATCTTCTCGTTGTTGAAGTTGAACATTTCACACCGCAGTTCGTAGGTGTAGAGGTTGCCCAACTGAAACAGGACTTCTTTGTTTTCCACGAAGCGGATATTGAACAAGTACTTATTGCTCGGCGTCATCTCAATGTAGATGAGATCGTTTTCGCGCGGTCGCTTCATACTGATGCTGCTTTGATTCATCACCGCATTGCGGAACCGACGCTCGGACACCGTAAGATACATCTGGTCTTCGATGTGCAACCCAAACTTGCCAACAAACTCGGACTGCCCCTGAAACGCGTCAAACGACTTGACATACATTTCAATTTCAAACGCTTCGCTGAAGTTCGCGAGTGGGTCTTCCCCCAAGAACGCGTCGATGTTGTTGTCGTTGCGTGGCACATAATAGACGCT